ATTACCCACCGCTGTGAGACCGAGACAGGTCTCATTTCTATATTTACTATGGGATACGGATCGCATAAAGTAATCAGACGCTCGCGCTCTAGCCGCTACGCTCCCTATTTTCGGGCCGCCGGTAGAATCGCTACCCGCGCGGCAACACACTATGCTGCTGCCCGAACTTACGCCCAGTATGGTCGCCGTGTACGGGGACGATTTGGTGTCGGAGTTACCAATCAGTTTGATCGTGCTAATGTGTATCGTAAGAAACGCATGCCACCCCGGAAGCGTAAACGCTGGACTAAATTTATCAAGAAAGTCCGCGCTGCTGAAAACACTACACTTGGTACACGAACCCGTGTATTCAATAATCAGATTCAGTTCGAACAGGCCTCCAGTGCTGGACCTGTTAAGAATCAGTTGTATAAGAGCGTTGCTCTATACTCCATGGACGGAGTCCAATCATGGGATAAAGACCTTCGTAATCTAATGGATAACGATGGTGATATCTCTAGAAGTGGAAAAGTTCAATTGATTAGTGGTATCTTTGATATGACGCTCGTCAATAGCTCCGTTGATGGCGATGGCAATTTAATGGGTATTGAACTCGACGTTTATCTCGCTACCTGCAAAAAGCAGTTGACGTATAAAGACGCCGCCGGAAACTGGCAAAACAATAAGAACATTGATGATGCAATGAATGATGGTCAAGAGACCTCTTCCAATATCGGAGGCCTAGCTAGGGCCAATACGTTTGATCGTGGTACAACACCATTCGATATGACGCTTGCTTTATCCTCCTTTGGCATTAAGATACTTTCTAAGAAGAAGTATTTCCTACCCCACGGTAATCAGATGACCTATCAGATGAGGGATCCTAAGAATCGACAAATTTCGAAAGATACAGTCGAGAACACCCGTGGCCAGAATAAGCCTGGGTTCACTAAATTTCTAATTCTAGTTGCTAAAGGTTTACCTGGTGCTGTAAGCTCAGGCGATCTGTACAAAGTACGTTTAGACATTGGCTGTACTCGAAAGTACGCATACAAGATAAATGAAGACGATACTGATAAGACCGGATTTACATCTTAAGACGTAAACATATTTACTTTTGCATCTGCATAAGTCGTGTATACACTCGTGCCTATGTAATTCATTACTTTCCACTGAGTGACACGCCGCTCAAAAGACCCAAAATATACATTATTATACCAATTATGAGGTAACGCATTTGTTGTGATGACAATATTTGTCGCAACCATTTGCAGTTGTCCTCCCTTTGATTCAACAAGCAATGGGTATCTATCGCACAATCGGAGCAACAGGTCGAAGGGCAACCAGCCATAAAATTCGTCCAAGACCACTGTTGATTGTCCAGAGTATCCACACCACCAGTTGGATCGCTGTTTCCAGTACGCATCTGGGTACTGTTCCATGGCCCATCTTGACTTTCCTGTTCCAGTAGGTCCTTGTAAAACAGTGACAGTCATTTCATGATTTCTAGGTTTAGTTGTTATGGTTCGATAACGCTCAAAAGCCTTGAAGTAACGTACCCAAAGGGTAAAGTGATCATCTGCTATATTAGCTTCGGTAACACCGGATTTAATCTTATCCTTGACCTCTAGAAGCTCAGCCTTCTCTGAATTTGAGGGTCCTCCTCGAATAATGCTCTCCGCTCTCTCCAGAGTGAGTCCGAAGGCCCAGGGTCCTTCGACTCGGGAGTCATCCTTGGTGCAATACTTGAGGGCTTGCGCACGTGAGCCCTTTCTCTTCTCCGCATGGCAGTTTGGAAAATCTCTTTTAAGAGTCCCAATTCTGACGGCGTTAGCATACTCGATATACGCTTGGATATGGAGAGTACCCTGCTCGCCTCGCTCCAGTTGACCAACGAGCGCCTTGTGCTTGGATTCATCGTATTTACTCTCAAGAGTGTAAGATGGATTGTTCACAGTAATCAGCCAGTATCTGGATGTCATCTGTCTCCGAGACAGAAAATTGAAAAGTGAGACGAAGACTCGCTGTCTCCCCCCGGATCGTCGGTATAGCCTCGACGGACCTAGTATATAAGTCCAGTTAGACTCTATAGCCTCGACGGACCAAGATTCGCCCCTGGATCGTAGGACTGTCTCATCCCCTAGGGGTTAGCAAGGAGGTGGAGGTAAAATACCCTCCACTGTGTCTCAGCGGTGGCGAGTATTACCCACCGCTGTGAGACCGAGACAGGTCTCATTTCTATATTTACTATGGGATACGGATCGCATAAAGTAATCAGACGCTCGCGCTCTAGCCGCTAC